GTTCGTCTATCTCGTGTACGGTGTGGGGCCTGCGTAGGGTTGGGAGTTTTTTATGAGCGCTAAGAAACCAGCCGAGAAGCGGCAGAACAGAGCCACGAAAGACCTTGGCGTACTACCTCAAATCGAGGTTGATCCACGCTCAATCCCTACGCCACCAGCACATCTGACCGAGCGATGGGTCAAGTCGTGGGAAGTGTTCTGGGCTTCGCCCTTCGCTCAGGTCGTTCAGCCTGCTCAGTACCCTGCGCTCGAACGGCTCTTCTCAATGTACGAGGAGCGCGAGCGAATGGACACCTACCTGCGTGAGGAGCCGATGAGCGTAGGCTCACAAGGGCAGAAGATCCTGAATCCGATGTATCGTCAACGCTCAGCAGTTGATGCCGAGATCCGGCAGCTGGAGGATCGGTTTGGTCTGCACCCTAAGGCAGGGCTGCAACTGGGCATCGTCTACGGTGAAGCGGCTCGGAGCCTGGAGGAACTGAATGCAAGGATCACCAACGCCACCATTGCGGAAGCCAACAGCGAAGCCGACCCACGCTACGTTGAAGTCGACACCGTTGAAGACACCGCAGAAGAGGCCGCTCTACTCGTCGCCGATCAGTAGTCCTCCGCCACCCTCCTGGGGCGGCTTGGTCTGCCGGTGGATTGAGACCAATCTCGTCCACGGTGAGGGCGACAAGTTTGGCGAGCCGTTCAGGCTAGAGCCGTGGCAGCGTGCCTATATCTGGCGCATCTATGAGTACGACGCCACGACGAATAAGCGTACGGTTAAGCGCGCGCTCCTCGGCACGCCTAAGGGCAATGGCAAGACGGAGCTGCTCGCCGCTATTGCCTTGGCTGAACTGGCTGGACCTAAGGCGCCACGCTCGCCCAACATCCCTATCGCAGCCGCCTCATTTGAACAGGCAGACCTACTCTTTGGCACGGCTCGGATAATGCTCACGCAGGGTCCACTCGCCGCGCACTTCGAGGTCTATGACACGGAGATCCTGATCAAAGATCGCCCAGGTCGGATGTACCGCGTAGCGGCTGCAGCCGGTACCAATGACGGCGGTCGCCCTACGTGCTTTATCGCAGACGAGCTGCACGAGTGGACTGGCAATAAAGAGCGCGTGCATCTCGTGCTCTCTAACTCCCTTGCCAAGCGAGCCGAAGCGCTGGAACTCAACATCTCGACGGCAGGCTCGGACGAGAATACGCTGCTCGGACGGATGCTTACCTACGCTAAGAAAATCGCATCTGGCGAAGTCTCTGATCCAGGCTTTCTGGTCGAATGGTGGGCTGCTGCTGATAGCCATGACCTCGAGACGGATGACGGCCGCAGGGCTGCGCTCGAGCAGGCGAATCCGAGCGCCCCTGCATTCGTTGACATTGATAGACTCCTGGCACGCGCTAACGAGGTGCCAATGCACGAGTGGCAGCGCTACCACCTCAATCGCTTTGTGCAGCCGCCAGACCGTTGGATTGGCGCAGAGGCCTGGGCGAGGCTCAAAGAGCCTCAACGCGTGCTGGTGCCAGGCGAGCAGATCAGCGTGGGCTTCGACGGCTCGTATGCGCGTGACGCCACGGTGCTGACCGGCTGCACGATGGACGGCTACCTGTTTTTGATCAAAGCGTGGGAGAAATCCGACACCAACCGAGACCCTGACTGGACCGTGCCACGCACCGAGGTTGACGCGGTGGTCGAGCAGGTGATGACCACCTACAACGCCACGCTTTTCTGCGACCCTCCAGGGTGGGCGTCGGAGATCGAAGAGTGGACGCGCCGGTACGGCAAGCGCGTGGCGGTCTTCCCTACCGCCACGATTGAGCGAATGGGTCCAGCCGTGGACCGATTCTTCACGGCCGTCGCGACTGGCGAAGGGCTGCGCCACGACGGTAATCCGCTCCTAGCTCGACATATCTCCAATGTACATACGCGCCTGACGCGTTATGGGCAGGTCCTGACGAAGGCATACAAGGCGTCGCCAGACCGCATTGACGCGGCTGTCTCCGCCGTAGTCGCGTATCAGGGTGTAAAGTTCCTGAAGGTTGAACCTAAGGCTGTAGCGAAAGTGGAGTGGCTAAACTTATGATTGCCAATATCTTTGAGGTTGTGGGTGCAGTACTTGTGATTGCAGGTCTCGCGCTATTCTCAGTGCCAGTGGCTTTGATCGCCACAGGCGTAGCCATTGCTGCGCTCGGCTATACGCTAGGAGATCGTAAGTGAGCATCCTTCGTCGCCTACTAGCCAATGAGCAGCGCACCGTTTCTGGCGCTCAATGGTTTAGCGATAAGCCGGCAGACTCCTCGGCCGGAGTGCAGGTCAACCAACAGAATGCAACATCGATTGGCGCTGTCTATGCGGCCGTCAAGCTGTATGCCGACACTGTTGCGAGCCTTCCAGTTGGCGCATTTATCCGCGACGCTGGAGTACGCCGACCGGTCACGCGACCACTCTGGCTGGATGCTCCAATCCCTGCGAATCCGAACTACACAGGATTCCAATTCCGTCACGCGGTAACCTCTTCGCTGCTATTAGACGGTAACGCGTTCATCCTCTTTCTCACGGACCGAATGGGCGACGTCGTTGAGACACGTGTCCTAGATCCGCAAAAGTGTGAGATTAAAGTTGACGAGAATGGCGTGCCGCTCTATACGGTATCAACGGATGCTGGAGCATTCACCGTTGGACCTGACAAGATGGTGCACATTCCGCTCTTTGCCACTGCTGGTCATCAGCGTGGCATGTCGCCAGTTGAGCATCATCGCACCACACTAGGGCTTGCCTCTGCGACGCAGCTCTACGCCGCAAAGTTCTATGAGAATGGCGCAGCACCATCCGCCGTCATTAAGGTTCCAGGCGAGTTGACGCAGGACGTCGCAGATTCACTCCGAGCATCGTTCAGCCGCCGCCACGAAGGGCTGGAGAAGATGCACAAGGTCGCCGTGCTTACCGGCGGAGCAGACTACGCGCAGATGAGCGCCAAGATCTCTGATCTGCAACTGGTAGAGACGATGGCGTGGGGCGTTGAGTCAATCGCTCGTATCTATGGCGTGCCATTGCATCTGCTCCAGTATCCAGGTGGCAACACGTCCTATAGCAGCGTAGAAGTGATCAGCATCGAGTGGCTTCGCCTTGGGCTTGGGCCGCTTATCGCTCGCATTGAGGCAGGACTTCAGCGCCTGATCGTTGGCAACACGACCTTTGTGAAGTTCAACCTAGACGGTCTGCTCCGACCTACAACGAAGGAGCGTTACGACGCCTATAGCGTTGCACTGAATAATGGATTCTTAAGCCTTGACGAAGTGCGCGCACTAGAAGATCGCGCGCCGCTTCCAGTTGGCGGCAATGAGTTCTGGAAGCCCCTCAACATCGGCACCGTAGGCAAGGGACCTGGAGCGTGAGCGTCATCATTGTTGACATCGACGGCACGCTGACGACCACTGGCAACACGCCACGCACTGACTTCATTGACTATCTCAAGTCAGAGGCTTCTGATGGTAAGGAGATCATCATCGTCTCCGCTCGTCCGATCAGCAGACTGGCTGAGACACGCGATTGGCTCAACGCGAACAACGTGCCACACGCGCAGGTGCATCTCAATGACTTTCCTGGAGCCGGTCAGGGTCCGAACGTCGGACTCGCCTTCAAGAAGTACAAATACGAACTTCTCATCAAGCAGTACGGCTTGGACGAGATTGACGAAGTGATTGACAATGATCCTGACGTGCGATCGATGGCCGAGTCACTCGGACTTCAGGCTGAAACGCCACAGGCAGCAATGGCTGACTATGTCCCTAAAGAAAATCCAATGCAACAGGGGCGCGCCGTTGAAGTTGAGCAGCGACAGCTCATTCCAGTCCCTGTGTATATGGAGGATGCCGCAGCCAAGGGCTTGCAGTTCTATGCAGATGGTCTAGCAGGCGATGGGCTGCAGCCTGATACTGTTGCGAAGGCGCGCGATATGGCTACTGGTGAAGTACAACATGATGAGGTTGCTGGAATCGCTGCCTGGATTCGACGTCACCGCGGAGACTGGGAAGGCGTACCGCAGAATAGCGATCGCGAAGATCCAAACTATCCAGGACCAGGAGCTGTTGCCGGATTGCTTTGGGGTGTGGAAACAACTGATCCAGATGCAACTGATCGCGTACTCTCGTGGGCAGATAGTTTCGTCGCATCTGAAATGAAGGAGATTGTTGATATGAAAGAAAAGGAAACGCGCTCTGTACCAATCGGTGAGTTCCGACTTGCTGAAGCTGGCGCCGATGGTCAGCGAACCTTTACCGGCTATGCATCAATCTGGAACAGCGCATCCGCTGGACTCCCATTTGAGGAGAAGATTGCGCCGAACGCTTTCAAGCGTTCACTGTCGCGTGCGGCCGCAGGTCAGAAGATCATCGCTTTCCTCTTTGGTCACGACGAGACACGCGCCCTTGCCACCACGGCAAGCGGTCGCCTTCAGTTGACTGAAGATGAGACTGGCCTTCGCGTTGAGGCGAAACTCGACCCAGCCGATCCAGACGCAGCCAAGGTCATCTCAATGCTGACGCACGAGAGCGCTGCTGCTGGTATGTCGTTCGGCTTCCAGAAGGTTCAGGATGCGTGGGATGGCAACAACCGCACGATCAAGGAAGCCAACCTGTTCGAGGTGAGCATCCTTGCCGCTGGCGGTCAGACCCCTGCCTACCCTGCGACGCTCGGACTCACGGCAATCCGCCAGGTCACTGCGCCAAAGATCGGCGTAGAGGCAGAGGCGCTACTTGCCACACTGGAAACAATCAAGGCTGGACGCGAACTGTCCGCCGAGGAAGTGATTGTCATTGATGCTGTCCGCTCCAAGCTCGCGCCAAAGCCTGTGGGGATTGATCCGTCAATCGCCGCTGCGCTGCTCGCGATCTCGGCGGCAGAAGGTGACGCACTCTAGGTCACGAGCCACTGCCCCACCGCCCTGAGTAGGCGAGTCCGCAGATCAGGTATCCCACCGAGGAGAGCATAAATAGTTATTCCGCCCCTGTGCGGAGAAAGGATGCAGACAATGTCTGACATCGCAAAGCTTGCTGATAAGCGAGCGCATCTGTTGGTTGAGGCTCGCGGCATCGCCGTGGACGCAGCCGACAAGGGAATCGCCCTAGAGGGTGAAGACAAGGCACGCTTCGAGAAGCTCGTTGCAGAGGCTGGCGTTATTGCCGAAGCTCTCCGCGCCGAGAAGGCTTCTGACGAGGCTCGTAAGGCTGCTGACGAGGCTCGCGCCGAGTTCGCTGCTGTTGTTGCCCCAACGGCTCCTAAGGCCGCGTCGGACAATGACCGTCTTCGCTCGATCGGTCTCGTTGGTGGTGTTGATACGTTCGAGTATCGTGACATCACGACCGGCACTGGTCTCGGAAACCCAGTTAGCGTTTACAACCGCGTAAACGTCATCGCTGGGCAGATCAACCCATACATCAACCCAGCGGTTGTGGATGTGATGAACGTTGCCACTGGCAACAACATCAAGTTCCCAACAGTAACCGCGCTCGGCACGACGGCTGGCTCAGTCGCCGAAGCTGGCACGGTTACGGAAGATGACTTCACTGGTTCGGCGCTGAGCCTGACCCCTGTGAAGTACGCAGTACTTGTCCAGGTCTCGGACGAGTTGATCAACGATGCAGCGTTTGACGTTGCCGCGATGATCAGCGAAGCCGCTGGCGCTGAGATGGCGATTGCTCACGGCGCTGCCGCAAGCACCGCTGTTGTAACCGCTGCCGGTACCGGTGGAACGGCCGCAGGCACCGTCGTATACACATACGCCGAGCTTGTTGCTCTTCAGTACTCGGTCAAGCAGCAGTACCGAAACGCTCCAAAGAGCGGCTTCCTTATGAGCGACACGGCTCTTGGGCAGATCCTTGGAACGACTTCGGCAAGCCTGCCGCTCTTCCAGCCAGGTGGAGCCGGTGGCGTTGATCGCCTCTTGGGCAAGCCTGTCTACACGGCTCCTGGCATCGCCGTTCCGGCGACTGGTGTCAAGGGTGTGTTGTTCGGTGACCTTGGTCAGATCAAGACCGCTCTCGTGGGCGGCGTGACCGTTGAGGCTTCACGCGAGTTCGCGTGGAATCTTGGCCTTGTTTCGTACAAGGTTCAGGTCCGTGGCGCGACTGGCCTTGCACAGCCTTCGGCTGTCAAGTTCCTCAAGAACGCCTAATCAACTAGCTCGGCTAGTGAGTGGGGATGGGGAGCCGCTTCGGCGGCTCCCCTGAACCGCAAGTAAGGAGAACCTAATGCTCGTTCGACTTTGCAAGCGACGCGGTGATCATCCGTCAGGGGCTTTCGTTGATCTGCCACAGGCAGAGGCGGAGAGCCTCATCGGCTTTGGCTTGGCTGAGGCTGTTGCAGATGTCGACGCAGAGGCACCAACGCGCCACGTAGAGCGCGCGAAAGTAAGCGAGACCACTAGGACAGCCACCCTGCCTACACAGGCTGTTAGCGTGGCGGAAATCGTGGAGCCTGAGGCGTGAGCCTGACAGCCACGAACATCACCATCGGAACCACGGCAACTCTGATTGCCACAGGCTTGAACGGCCCATCGTGGTTGTACCTTCACGCACCAACCGGTGGCAACACCGTCTATGTCGGACCAAGCAATGTGACCACGGCGACAGGACTCGAACTGCCAAAGGGCGCGCTCCAAACATTCTGGCTTTCCGAGACTGACAAGGTCTACGGTATTGTCGCTACGTCAACACAACCGCTAATGACAATGCAGACAGGAGGCCGCTAAATGTCTTACGCAACACTCGCGCAGTTCAAGGCTGCGGTTGGCATTACCGACTCGACCGATGACACCGCGCTTCAGAATGTGCTTGACGCTACCGACACGCTGATCGACTTGTACTGCGACCGAAAGACTGGATTCGGCACCGCAACCGAGACGCGCTACTACAGCGCCGATGCCTACGACTATGTGCTGACCGATGATCTTGTGAGCGTCACGACGCTGACCACCGACGATCTCGCAGACGGCACCTATTCAACGACGTGGACCGCTGGTACTGACTACCAACTCACCCCAAAGAATTACGCACTAGACGGCTGGCCGTACACCGGCATTAGCCGCTCGGCGAAGTGGACAAAGAACTTCCCTAAGAGCGTCTTTCTCGGCGTGAAGGTCGTCGGCGTCTTCGGCTTCCCTGCTGTACCTGCTGCTGTCACGCAGGCTGCGATCATCCAGGCAGGCGCTGTCTGGAATAGCCGCACTGCGCCATTCGGCGTGATTGGATCAGCTGACCTTGGCGGCATCCTTCGAATGAGCCGCGCTCTGCATCCAGAATCCGCCTTGATCCTTGAGCCATATCGACGACGAGAAGGGTTGGCAGTCTGATGGCACTTGGTAATCGCTACGACTTGGAGATCAAGCAAGGCGCAACCCTCTCGTTGACTGCAACTTGGAAAGACTCTTCTGGTACTGCCGTCAACCTGACTGGCTACACGGCGCGTCTACAGGTTCGAGCAACCTACGATTCATCCGCCACGATTCTGAGTCTGACCAGCTCAGCCGGCATTACGCTCGGCGGAGCTGCTGGCACCATTGCAATCACTGCTAGTGCCACAACGACTGCTGCGCTGACTGCGCCGTGGTCAGGTGTCTACGATCTTGAGTTAGTCTCAGGAGGCGGAGAGGTCACGCGACTATTGGAGGGAACCGCGACCGTCTCGCCTGAGGTCTCTCGATGAGCGTAACGGTCACCAAGACCGAGCAGACGGTCACGGTCACGCAGGGTAATCAGACCGTCACTCTGAGTCCAGTCACGCAGACAATCAGCCTCAGCGCCGCAGGGCCACAGGGTGCAACTGGCGCAACCGTCGTTAGCGTCGCCGTAGGCTCGACCACCACAGGTGCTGCTGGCACCTCAGCATCCGTTAGCAACTCAGGCTCCGCAACGGCTGCTGTCCTAAACTTCACCATTCCGCAGGGTATCCAGGGCACAACAGGTTCAACTGGCGCCACCGGCGCAACAGGTGCGACCGGTGCAACAGGAGCCAAGGGCGACAAGGGTGACACTGGCGCAGCGGCCACCATCGCTGCCGGTACCACGACGACAGGTGCCGCAGGCACTTCTGCAACAGTCACAAACGTCGGCACGTCAAGCGCAGCCGTGTTCAACTTCAGCATCCCTCAAGGAACCGCTGGGAGCAACGGCACCAACGGTACCAATGGATCAGCCGCTACAGTGGCCGCTGGTACCACCACTACAGGCGCTGCTGGCACCTCCGCAACCGTCACCAATAGTGGAACATCAAGTGCGGCTGTGTTCGACTTTACAATCCCTCGAGGCAGCAACGGTACGAATGGTACCAACGGCACTAATGGTACTAATGGTGCAGCGGCAACTATCGCTGCTGGTACTACGACCACTGGAGCGGCTGGCACATCTGCAAGTGTCAGCAATAGCGGTACATCGAGCGCGGCAATCTTTGACTTCACGATCCCTCAGGGAGCCAAGGGCGACACTGGCTCTACTGGAGCGACAGGTGCTACTGGCGCCACTGGTGCAACAGGCGCTGGCGTTCCAACTGGCGGCACCACAGGACAGGTGCTCGCAAAGATTGACGGCACCAATTACAACACGCAATGGACGACGCCAGCAACAGGCACCGTCACAAGCGTCACTGGCACTACGCCAATCGCATCATCTGGCGGCACGACTCCAGCCATCAGCATCACGGCCGCATCGACTTCAGCATCAGGCGCTGTGCAGCTCACCGATTCCACATCAACGACGAGCAGTACCCTGGCTGCCACTGCGACCGCCGTAAAAGCTGCAAAGGATGCAGCAGATAGCAAGGTTGCAACGGTCAGCGGCACCTCGCCAATCACGACAAGCGGAACGACTGCGATCACGGTTGCCGTCAATACTGGCTCAACCTCCGCCTCTGGCGTGGTGCAGTTGAGCGATTCGGTCAGCACTACGAGCAGCGTGCTTGCCGCTACACCGACT